AGGCCAAGAGTTAATTGAAGTGTTGATTCACGAAGGATTGCACGCGGCATTTTGGGACATCGACGAAACAGTGATAGAACAGGTAGCAGACGATTTAGCAAGACTGCTGGCGAAAGAAATAACAGGATTGAACGAATAAATGGTCGCAAGAACGATTGCACAAGCAGTAGCTAAACCAGTAGCGGTGACGTTAGGGAATCATGAAGGCGCTCCAGCCTTCTCTCCAGCCGACATAGCCTCGTGCCGCATCCTGCTTGATGCTTATGACATTTCCTCGTGGACCCAGGATAACGCAGGGGCGACACCGCTAACAGCTTCAGGCCAAACGCTAGGACGGTTTGTCAGCGGTACGAGTCACGCAACGCCATTCACGCAAGCAACTACACTCGCCAGACCAACATACACTGTGTCTGGGGCCGAACGATTCTTGTCGTTTAACGGCACGAGTAATAGTATGTCTTGCTCTGCGTTTGCATGGGGCAGTCCTCGCGTAACAGTTATTGCCGCACTAAGAATACGCAGCAATGCCGCTCAGGGGATGGTGTTAGAACAATCAACAAGTACAACATCAGTTGATAACTCCTTTGGACTAATTGCACCAGCGTCATCCGGCGGGGACTTAACTTTTGCAAGTCGAAGTCGCGGGACAACTTTAGTCGCAAATTTTATTACGCATTCGGCAGCGGCACCACTAAAGACAGTGGCAACAATGTTCGGTCGTTGTGTGACTGGTGACTTTTTATCGCGAATGGAGTTAGCAACTGGTCTTAATGCACAGCTAACAACATCGCAAGGGACTGCTGGCGACTACGGCAATCATCAAATTTTTATTGGGAGTCGGGCTGGTTCTACCCTATTTTGTCCAATGGACCTTTTCCGGCTAGCAGCATTCACTGACAACCTCACTGGCACTGATCTAGCAGCCGTGCAAGCATGGGCAGCGGAGGCAATCGCTTAACATGGCTGTCCTTGGGAAAAAAGTAATCGGTCAAGCTGTACTGTCTCGTAATGCAGATAGCCCACTGGCAGCCGGTCCATTCCTGGCCAGCGAAGATGGCACGATAACGGGCATCTCGATTTACACCACAACGACTGGCGGATCGATTAAATTGGCGGTTTACGAAGTACCAGAAGGAAGTTCGACACCATCAGCACGAGTCGCAGCGACCGGCTCAATCACTGTTAATAGTGCGGGCTGGCAGACTGGATCGGCAACAGGCAATATAGTCCGAGGCAAGTTCTACTGGATCGCGTTTGTATCTTCCGTGACCCGTGACTACCGGCTGAATTACACCGATGGTTTTTTTACGTGGGTTACTGATGGCACGTTTGCTGGTGGATTAGCTTCAACATTCATTTCGGGTGCAACCACTAGACTGCGAGGCTTGAGTGTCTACTTAGACTACACCCCAGCAGCAGTCAGCCCAAGTGACACGTCGCTACAGGCAAGGATCAATCGTGCAACACCTGGATCGACAGTGCGAATCAAGTACGGGTTTTACAACGAATCTGTGGTCATCAACAAGCCGCTAAGGCTAGTAGGTGTGCCGAATCGCAAGGGGCAGTTACCGATAATCCAAGTTGGAACTCTGATCACCGACTGGACGTTATCGACGGAACCAGAGCATGCTGATGAAAATGTCTGGTACAAGGATGGCATTAGTGCTACATGGATTCGCGCCTTACAATTAGACGGAAAGGGCGTGCAGGTCATCCAAAAAGACCCTTCCGCGTCCGGCGCTGGCGCAACAGAAGCACAAGCAACGTCACTGCGCAACTACCTACTAGAGAACCCCTGGAACGACACTTCAGGTCATAACCTATCGGGCGCTACGATCAATTTCTGGCAGTGGTACGACGCATTGGCAGCACTAACGCCAACTGACAGGCTGTATCTGCGTCTGAAAAATAACGCTAACCCTAACCACATGACGTGCTATCTGACAGTCGGTCAAGGCGAGTCAGACAAATGGCAGTCAGATCATGTGGCAAACGCGATCACATGCAGCAATCAAGCTATTGTCTCGATTCGCAATTTGGAGCTTCGTGGCGGAACTAATGGCATAAAAATCGAAAACAGCCAGAACGTATCGGTAGAGGACTGCCGAGTAAACACGCCAGGAATACGCAATGTATGGCTAGTTGATAGTGAAGATGTTACGGTACAGAGAAATGAATTGACCGGAAACTGGATGCAGTCTAATTGTGTTCCTGGTATCGGAAGGATCAGCGACAAAGCCAAGGCGGGAGATTACTGCTGGTATCTAAGCAAGGGCTATTCGGTGATGGATACCGTCGCACCTCACGGTCGTTGCATTGATATCTACGGCGATTCAGACAACGTGATCGTTCGGCGTAATAAAATCTTCCAGAACGGTGGTGGCGTAGGGATCAGTTCTGGGGACGACAATCAAGCAGTTAATGCCACCATCGAGGACAACATTTTTGAGAATCTATACTCGGCAGCGGTGGTGTTTTTTCGGGGCGCGACAGGTACGATAGCTAACAATATCTTCCGCGAAAACAACATCATGTTTCGCTCGCAAGATATGGGATTAGCGGGGCAGGTAAGCACATCCGGCCAGATCATAAACAATACGATCACGACACTCGAAGCTGCTGGTAACATGCTCCAGGCACACTATTTCCCAAGCACAACGACATGGACGCACGCAATTACGTTCAGTAATAACTTCATTCAGAACATCGGACCATTTATCGCGAACCAACAGGCAGCGATTGCACAAGTATCGGCTAGCGGAAACGTGTTTGACACGGCAGGATCGTTTTCAAGCAACACTATCTCGCACGGAATGACCGCGTTTGCTGGCAATTGGGTGGGTGGCAATTCTGGAACAGCACCGAATCAGTCATGGTACGGTGCTGGAAACAACTACACGCTCAACCAGCGGCTAAGCGGCACCACGCTGCCAGTAGGCTTTAAATCCGCTGGCGTACAGAATCAGCAGAAACCTGGAATCAGAAAACATCGCAATTGGCTATTTGAATAATGCTACACACTAAAACATTCACAGGCGCGGCAGGCGTTGCGCATCGAGCCATTCCAGCACCACCAGACGGCAAGCTGACCGACGCTCTGGACTACGGTGTCGCATGCACTGAAGTATCAGCAGGCGGCTTTACTGTCACTCTGGACGACTCTGAGTTCACGCACTGGTACATTTTCGAGTCAGCCGCAAATCCGACCGACTGGGACGAATGGGTATGGCAGTTTAATCTCGATCAAGGAGCACTCACTGAGCAGTACGACACCGCAACACTCGTCGATTCGTTCAATCGTTTTGCGGTGACTGGCAGCGGTGTAACTCCAGACGTATATACAGCCGATATCGGGATTGCCGTATCTGGTAGCGGGAACACTCGGCAATGGGAGTGGACAGTCGCGACGAAGGATTGCGTGCTGTTTCGCTCGGACGTGCCAGATGGAACTGATAGGTGGGTTATCGAATGGGACGGCCTGACTTTTTTCTTAGGTCCAACAGTCGCCTCACCGCTAGGCACTTACACGAAGCAGAGCACTGCCTCAACAGTCACGCTAGCCAAAAAGCAGATCGCAAGCAAGGCTTGGCGATTTAAGAAAGATTCATTAAGTAATGTAACTTTGCTGGTTGCAGCAGGAGTGGTCACGTTACGTGCGCCGGTTTCTCCGACGGGAACAATACCAGGACCAATACTAGCGGGTGATGATTATCTTGTCAGCAATTCACGTGCGCTTGAATGGTATGTAGACCCGATGGAATATGACCTAGAAGAGTATGTTTTTTCGTTTGCAGCGGAAAGAAAAGGTATCTCGGCATGGTCGGTGATTGGCACATCTACAGTAGAAACAGTTGATGGCGAGGAAAAATGGAAGTTGACATTTGAGTTGCCTGCAAGTGTAACATCGGACTTAAGTTCCGGTCGTCATGTTTGGTCGGTAAAAAGTAATCGTGACGAAGTAATCACGACAATAGCAATTGGGTCGGTACAGGTAATGAACGCAGCTTAACAGAAAGGTCAAGCAGATGGCACAAGTAGCAACAGTAACCACAACAGGAACAGGGCAAGCAGCCGATTGGGTTTCGTGCGGTCCCGGCGATCACGTATTAGATTGCACGTGGGCAGGGTCGGCAGGAAATGCAACGCTTAACAGTCGAGGACCAGGGCAATCCACATGGGTAACGCTTGAAGATGCAGCCGGTGAAGTGGTGTTGACCGCGAACAAGTCAGTTAGGGTCGCAGGCAATCGCCAGTACAGTGTGACGGTCACGACGCATACTTCGGCGTTGTCAATCGTGGCGAACTCATGTGGTCGATAACCCCCCCCGGTGGTAAAGGTACTTCCTGCCAAAAAGGCATTAACGCGGTAAACGCGGGGCTCAGTTTCTGATTGACACAGTCCGGCGAGAATTGTTTTGACTTGGGGTGAGGGGGTGTTCCGCATCGAATCAAAAAAGGACATGCGATTAGTGCGGCGTGCTCAGCGGGAAGGGTGGGATTACGATAGGGCGGAAGTAGCGAAAGCGTTAATGGAGATCGTGGCAAATCGAGATCCTGACTTAATGCTTGATGCGATTGATCGGCTTCATCGTGGAGATGAGATATCCATCAAACTTTACGAAGCTGATATCAAGCGGGAGTTAATGGAGTTAAAACGGGCAGGGGATGACAACCAGATTAGACTACGGCTTCTTGAACTCGCTAGACACGTCGAGCCTAGTGAGCTTGCTAAGATTGCATCCGACAACGGGATCATTGATTCAGCCGCTATTGAACGCTCCGCCGATTAACGCACGCGACAAGGACGCACAGCGGAAGCGTGACGATAGGGCGGAATCATCCAGAATACATATTCCAGCTTGCAAGAATCCGGCCAGGCGGGAAGCGTGTTTGGCAGATCCTGAGAAGTTCATGCGGACGTATTTTGCGCGAGACTACAAGCGTCCATTTGGAAGACTGCATACTAGGCTAATTGGTTCTATGGTGGAAATTGCTAGTCATGGAGGCAAGAAGTCGATAGCGGCTCCTCGTGGACGAGGTAAGACGCAGATCGTCAAAGGCGTTATACCGTATGTGATATGTGCAGGCTTGCGACGGTTTATTGTCCCTGTCAGTCAAACGACTTCGCACGCAATGGAGCTTTACGAGGACTTCCGCCGAAAGTGCATGCACAATGATGTGTTTTACGATGACTTTCCAGAAATTTGCCATCCAATCAGAGCACTGGAAGGAGCACCGCAACGAGCCGGACGACAGCACGTAGACGGGGTTTTGACTCGCATCGAATGGAAGACAGATCGATTGAGGCTGGCAAACATTCCCGAAGAGTATCGCGGGTCGATTGAGTACGGCGGCGTCCGTATGGAATTTCGCGGACTGGACGCTGCTATTCGCGGAATCAATCGCGACGGTGACAGACCGGACTTTGTGCCGATAGATGAACCTGAAACGCGCGAGAGTGCAAAAAGCCTAAAGCAGATTGGCGACAGAATAAACGCTTTGGACATGGACTTAGCAGGACTGGCAGGTGAGGACGTAGAACTTGCTCAGGTGTTGCTGACTACGATTCAGAACGACTACTGCCTATCGTTCCAGTTCACCGATCCAGACCAACGACCTTCTTGGATGCCTGAGCGATTCGGCTGGGTGGAGAAGTGGCCGGAAGAATATCCGCTAGAAGACCTGAAAACTGGCAAGTGGCATGAATATATCACGTTGAGGCAGAAGGGGCAGCGAGATGGCGACAGATACGGCAAGGAGGCGACGAAGTTCTTTCTTGCGAATCGTGAAGCGATGGAATTGGGCGGTGAGCTTTTAGCTGACAACTTCAAAAGCCAAACACTAGCCGACGGTTGGGAGACAGTGCATTCTGCTTGGCAGGAGATTTTTAACGCAATTGCAGATACCAGCTTTGAGGCGTTTTGCACTGAATACCAGAACGACCCACCAAAAACAGAAAGAATTGAAAAGCTAGGACTAACCCCATCGGTTGTGCAAAGTCGGACAAGTGAGTTGCAGCAAAGACAGACACCAGAGCCAATGATTGCTAGAACTATCGGTCTGGACATTGGCGACCGGCAATCTCACTGGTGTGACACGGCATGGGACGAAGGAGCGGTCGGTTCGGTGGTTGACTACGGAATCATGGAAACATGGTTTCAGCACGGATCAGACGAAAAGGCTATCGAGCTTGCCATCTTGCAATCGCTTCATACTTGGGCCGATGAAGTGGTTGCAAGGATTAACCCGCTGCTGGTGCTAATTGATTCAGGTAGCGGGGTGGCTCACAAGCCAGCGGTTTACTCGTTCTGCCGAGAACGCGGGGCTCCGTTCTTTCCGTCGAAGGGTTGGGACTCGGCTAGATTCCGTCCTAAGCAGCGTGGCGACGGTATAGAGCCGTTTGACCAATGCTGGGCTCATTATCAGCCAGAGGAAAAGATTTGGCTTTACAACGTTAATTCCGAGCATTGGAAGAAATGGCTGCAACAGCGGTTCTTAACTCCACCCTACGATGCGACCGGCAAGCGAAATCCTGGCTCGCTTTTGCTGTTCTCCGACGATGGCGACAAGAAGCGGCACTTGAGCTATAGCCACCACATAACAGCGGAGGAAGAGCGAGCGATTCCAGTTGCTGGCAAAGCGTTCAAAAAGATTTGGTTTGTCAAGAATCGCAATAACCACTGGCTCGACGCTACGGCTTTGGCTTGCGCGGCTGGTGGTGCGGTTGGTGTTACGTTGATGAAAGAGCAAGAAGTTATCATCCCAGTGGTTGCTAAGCGACAGTCTCGGCAATTCACCGATCCCTACGGACGGCCATTCGTGGCCACACTCAGAAAGTAAAGGACTATGACAACTACTATGGAAAAGCGACAGCAACTACCTAAGGTAACCACCTCGACCACACGTCCGGCCAGCGAGCCAGAAATTATCGTTGGCGTTCAAAGCACTCAAGCCGTCCTGACGGTAACTGCACCGATTAAGGATTGGGACGAAGGATTTGTCAGGAAGAATCTCAACATTGTCCTGACTCGCGACCAAGCCAAAGTGCTCAAGCAGATTCAGCTTGGGCTTGAGGAAGTGGAAGCGAAGCTAAACAATGAAAAATACGTTGCCACGGCGGTCGATGCTATTCGGTGGATGTTGGAGAATGCAGCACCAGGAAATGCAACTTCCTGATTTACGAAAATTGACTGACTAAGCTGCTATTCTTTGTGCATGGCAGCAACATTCGATGAGGCGGTCGACGCCTATCTTGACAACGCAGACTTTGAAGCGACTGGATCGCTTGCGAAGGCACAGGCTTTTCTAACAGCTTGCGTCCGTCTGTCTGTACTGCTACCGCAGTCGGCATCCGACCAAGGCTCTAGCCAGTCATTCGACATGGCCAGCGTGGCCGACAATAAGCGACGCGCACAAGAGTTTATCAACGCAAATAACTCGGCAACTGGTGCTGGCGTCCGGTTTCTTTCTGTGAACACAGGGGGATTCCGATGATTGCGAAGAAAGACAAGTCGCTTCAGTCGCAGTTTTCCAAAGCAAAAGCCGACTACGAAATGAATCGTATCAGTCGCTTTGTGCGCAAGCGGACGGGCGTTGCTACTCGTGGCTCAAATGCTGATTACCACTTTCGCACAGAGAGTAAATACTACGAAGCTATCGAGCAGGCACGCGACATGGACCGCAATGACGCGGTTATCGGCATTCTGGCTGATAGGCGTGTTGACAACATCGTTCAGCAGGGGTTCAAGCTTGATACGAAGACTGGCGACAAAAAGCTAGACCTTGACTTATGGGAACGGTTTCAAGCTTGGTCGGCGAATCCCGACTTGTGCGACATTGCTGGGGAATCGACTTTCCAAGAAATGGAAAGGCAAGTTTGCAGGGCTGAAACCGTTGACGGTGATATCGTCGTTAGCGGCACCAATGAAGGCATGCTGCAACTGATCGAAGCTCACCGCATCCAAACAAAAAGCAAAGTTGATAGCACGTTTTTAGGCGTAACGACCGACAGTTACGGCAAGCGTGAACAGTATCACGTTATTGAAGAAACTGGCCAATTCGGCATGCTTGGCGATTCGCTGCCAATAGACGTTCGCAATGCTGACGGCATTCGTCAAGTATTCCACGTCTACAGTCCCAAGCGTTCTTTTCAGACTCGCGGCGTAACGGCACTGGCACCAGTGTTTACCTACGCTGGTATGCTCGAAGATATCAACTTCGCCAAGCTGGTTCAGCAACAGTCGGCAAGCTGCTTTGCGATACTGCACGAGTACGCTGGAGGCTCCGCAGCACTGCCGCGTATTGGGTTTGGTGAAAAGTCGACCGAAACTACATCGACCGGCGAAACTCGCGTTACTGAAGGCATTGGGCCAGGGATGGAGTATTTTGGCCAGGCAGGCGAAGTGCTAAAGGGGTTCAGTCCCAATATTCCAAACAGCGAATACTTCCAGCAAGTTCGGTTGATACTACAAGTGCTGGGCGTCAACTTTGGATTGCCTCTTTGCCTAGTGCTAATGGATGGCAGCGAGACTAATTTCAGCGGATGGCGTGGTGCTGTCGATGAGGCTCGGAAGGGGTTTGTCGCTGATCAACTCAACTTGGTTAGGCGGTTTCATACGCCAGTTTACCGATGGTGGTTGACTCGTGAAATTGAAGAAGATCCAGGCTTAAAGTCGGCAGCAGACAGGTTGGATATTTTCAATCACAAATGGAATCTGCCGACATGGAGCTACATCGAGCCAGTGGCCGACGCTGAAGGCGATGCAGTTCAATTGCGCAACGCATTAACTAGCCCACGTCGTCTGCATTCGGCTCGTGGTAACGACTGGGAAGAAGTCAGCGAAGAGATTGTTGACGATAACCTGTATGCAATCGCAAACGCTGCGAAGAAGGCAGCAGAGTTTAACGCAGCCAATCCTACGAGCCCGCCACTGACATGGCGTGACCTGATTGCACTTCCAATGCCTGAAGGACAAACGTTAGCCTTGCAAGATCCGGCAGTGGTTGCCAAGCAAGAAGACGGTAACGCAGAAGCAATGCCGTCAGGCGAGTTTGCTGGATTAAGTCGGCAGCAATGGAACCGCAATCGGAAAGCCATCGAGGATATTCTCAAGGAATTAGCAGCAGGCACGACAAGCGAAGCTAAAGCTAGAGTGTTTCTCGCGGGTATCGGGCTAGCTCAAGCAAGTATTGATGCGTTAATCGAGGACGCTAGCGACGGAACCCTTGACACTGCACTTCCACAAGCAAGAGCAAATCAAAGATTGCAGGCTATCAAAAAAGCCGCTTCGGTTATTGCACTCGATTATGACGACACATTTACATCCGACCCGCCATTGTGGTCACAGTTTATTGAGTCAGCCAGTATCGCTGGTCATCAGGTAATTTGCGTCACTGGCAGAGAACACACTAAGCAGAATGCGACAGAGCTTGCAAGTGCGTTGCCTTCCGGCGTCAAAGTGTATTTTGCTGGCACGATGGCTAAGCGGGATTACATGGAAAACAACCACGGGATCACGCCGGATATTTGGATCGACGACAAGCCAAATCGAGTAGTCGAGGAAGTGTTGCAAGATGCCTAACGAAATCAAGCTTTACGGAATTATCGGAGAGGACGTTCGGGCTGTAGAGGTCAAACAGCAACTTGACGCGATGGACCAGACGCAACCGCTTACAGTTCGCATTCACAGCGAAGGCGGCAGCGTGTCCGATGGCATGGGTATTTATGACGCATTTAAAGCCTACTCAGGGCCAAAACGTGCTGTAATTGAATCGGCAGCGTTTTCGATTGCCTCATACATCGCGATGGCGTTTGATGATGTTGAGATTACTGAGAATGGCTACCTGATGATTCACAATCCCCACATGGAAGTCGCTGGCGACGATGCCGCACTCAGTCACGGTGCTGGGGTGTTGTCAAAGCTAAAGGATTCGATGGTCCAGGCGTACTCGCAAAAGACAGGTAAGTCAGTCGATGAAGTCCTAGCGATTATGTCTGCCGAAACGTGGGTCAACGCAGCGGAAGCTATTTCCGGCGGTTGGGCCAATCGAATCACCGCACCAAAGAGACAACTTCGGGCAGTAGCTCGATCTAAGCAGATGCCGCAGGGAGTTTTTGAGTCGCTATTCGGCGACGGCTCCGATGCTGGCCAGAAACGTGAACCCGACAAGGAGCGATCTATGTCTGAAAGCACGAAACCAGTGGCCGCATCGCTGGCAGAAATCAAAGCGGCATTTCCAAAGGCAAAGGCTGAGTTCATCCTCACTTGCATCGAACGTCAACTGCCGATGGCCTCGGTGATGACTGACGCACTAGCTGCGATGGACGAAGAACTGAATACCTTGCGTGCCAAGGTCGCCAAATTTGAAGAAGAAGCGGCAGCCAAAGCGATGGAGACTGAGGAAGAAGTCGTACCACCAGTGACTGAAGAAGACAAGGAAGAAGTCGAAGCGAAAGCTAAGGCCAAAGCCAAAAGCGGAGTTCGACCGGTTGCCAAGTCGGCTAGCGGATCAGTGCCAAAGCAGTCAGCAACTGCTCAATGGACTGGCAGCGTAAGTGCTAAGGTTTCGTCTGGTCTTTCACGAGCCCAGGCTATTCACGCCGTGGAACGCGAGTTCCCTGGTTTGCGTGAGCAGATGATCGAAGAGGCGAACGCTTAGCGATAGTCGCTGAGCAGCCAAACAAACCACACAACCGACATTTTGGAGAATGAAACCATGTCGCAATTTATTGACGGAAATTACAAGACGTTTATCGCAGATGAGGCAATCGCCGTACATTTGCGGGTCAAGCTGGATTCTGATGGGCGAGTTACTGTCGCTGGCTTGACAGACAAAGACATTGGAACCGCTGTGTCTCCTGCCTTTGCTGCTGGTGACAATGTGACAGTGAAGTTGCGAAGCGGTGCAGGGACTCACAAGATGGTTGCTATCGAAGCATGTGCAATCGGTGCTCGAATGTACACCGAGGCCAATGGCAAAGTTCAAGACACCGCTGCCCAAACGTCTTTCCAGCTTGGTACAGCTTTGGAAGCGGCTGGAGCAGATGGCGACATCATCGAAGTGCTGTATGACAGCCACGGCGACACAGCAGTTCCTTAACCGTTAACCCGTAGCCCCGGCTGGTAGAGGTGGCCACCAAAGCCAGTCGGGTTTTTAACATCAACAATAACGCATTGCTACGGGGAAATGGAAGTATGCAATGCCTACCCCAAGTTCTTCACTATCGACGCTGCGACCTGACTTGGCAGCGTTTTTCGAGTTCGATCTCGAAATGCAAAAGCGAGGCTATGTCTCAACGCGGGTTTTGCCTGTAGTAGAAACTGGTCTTCAGTCAGACAATCCTGGAAAGGTTCCGCTTGAGTCATTGTTGTTCCAAGCGGACACCAAGCGAAGTAGCGGTGGCAACTACAATCGCGGCTCCTACAAATTCGAGACATTCAGTTATGCAACTGAAGAAAACGGATGGGAAGAAGTTGTCGATTCTCGCGATGAAAAGCGATATCGATTTCTGATCGATGCCGAACAAATCGCGTCGGCTCGTGCAATGGATGTTGTTTTGCGCAACCAAGAGCAGCGAGTCGCTGCCGCGGTTTTCAACACAACAACCTGGAACGGAGCCTCTTTGACAACTGGCATCACTCACGAATGGGACGACGCTATTAACGCCGTGCCGCTGACTGATGTTGAGGCGGCTGTGCGTAAGGTCTATGACGGTTCCGGTTTGTGGGCTAATGCTCTCGTCATCAATCGCAAGGTTTTCCGCAATCTGCGAAATTGCGATCAGATCGTCGAGCGTATCCAGGCTGCTGGAGCTGGCGACAAGGTGAAAGCCTCGGACATTACTGAGGCGATGCTTGCCGCTGCTTTTGATCTCGATTATGTCATCGTCGCTGGTTCGTCCAAGAATAACGCTGTTGAAGGAGCGACTGCTTCGCCAACGCAAATCTGGTCGGACGAGTACGCGATGGTCTGCAAGGTCGCCACGTCAAACGATATGCGCGAGCCTTGCATCGGTCGCACTTTCCACTGGTCTGACGATGGTTCGTCCATCGGCGGAACCATTGAAGAGTATTACGAAGAGCAAGTACGCGGCAAAGTGATCCGCGTGCGACATGACACCGACGAAGTGATTATGTACGCACAGGCTGGACACCTACTTAGCAACGTGACTACCTAATGAGTAGCCGCTTTCGTCAGCAATTTAGCCGGACTGGGGCCGTGTCCACAGTCCGGCAATTTGGCGAACCGGCGACATATTACCCGCAAGGAATCGGCACGGGTCGAGCCATCCAGGTAATTGTCGAGCGGGACGTGGAGGTTGTTAGCGGAATCGGGGACCAAGTTGGTTACGCGATGGTGTGTCGAGCGTTGGATCATGCAACGCTTGGCATTCTTTCTACAGAGATCGATGACGGTCGCGATGAAATTTCACTTCCAACGGTGGAAGGCGGAACGGCAGATCGACGGTCAGTGACTCGCAAGATTAGTACAGCAAACGGCTTCGTCCGATTTATGGTGCGTTAATGACTGCAACGATTCCAGACACGATAGCAGACGAATGCGTAGAGCGTTTATCTGCAATCCTGGAAGACAACGATTATGAGTTTGACGTCAGTGAAGTTATTCGTCCAACACGCAAAGGTGAAAACTGGCTAAAGAAGCATCTTGGCATAGCAGTTTTACAAGGAACCGCTGAGCGAGTGACAGAACTAGATTGCCCCGGTAACCCGCCTGCCATCTGTTACTCGCTCCCTCTTGAAATTGTTGGCGTATGTCGGGACAGCGCGAGCGAAACGGATGCTAAGGCAATCAGTGACAACACAATGGCAGCGGCGATAGTCAAAGCAATTACCACTTCAGCAAGCTCGTGGCATACGTTTGGGGGTGTAGCTATCAACGCAGAAATTGGAAGTTCGGAAGTTGTTCCTTCAGGTGATGGTGAATTTCACGGAGTCACGATTGTAGTTCGTGTGATTTATCGAGTTAGCGAAAACAACCCCTACGAATCAAGGCTGTGAGCAATGCTGAACGTGCATTTAGACAAGCAGTCAGTCGCGGCAACTCGCAAGATACTTGAAGACCTTGGCGAGAGCTTTGACAAGGCTATCAACGTCG